GCACTAATACCTGGAGTGGAGTTCAAACATTTAATGCAATTCCTGCATTTAATGGAGGAACCACTGGTTCTACAGCACCATTTACTGTAGATAGTACATTCTTGGTCACAAACTTAAATGCTGACTTTGTTGATGGTAAGCAAGTAGGAACATCAGGCAATACTATTCCCCTACTTGATGGCACTAATACCTGGAGTGGAGTTCAAACATTTAATGCAATTCCTGCATTTAATGGAGGAACCACTGGTTCTACAGCACCATTTACTGTAGATAGTACATTCTTGGTCACAAACTTAAATGCTGACTTACTTGATGGAATTAATTCTACAAGTTTTTATAGATCTGATGCCAGCAATACTGCATCTGGAGGTGTATTTAGATTTAGATCTACCGATTCAGTAGATGTAACAAATACTGGTGAAATTAATGGTCTTCAGATATATCAAAATAATGTAAGTACAGATGCTTTAATGTCCTTCCATGTGTCTGGTGATTTTGCATGTCACTTTGGATTAAGTGGTGGAGTCAATGACTTAGTTGTTGGTGGATGGAGTTTTGGTGCTTCTGAATATCGTATTTGGCACGAAGGAAACATGGCTATGATTGGTTGTGTGCAATTTTTTGCTAGAAATACTGCACCTACAGGATGGTTGAAAGCAAATGGTGCAGCAGTGAGTAGAACTACATATGCAGCTCTATTTGCAGCAATTGGAACTACTTTTGGTGTTGGTGATGGAAGTACCACATTTAATCTTCCAGATCTTAGAGGTGAATTTATAAGAGGATGGGATGATGCTCGTGGAGCTGATAGTGGACGTACTTTTGGATCTGCACAAGCTAATGCCAATGCCAGCCACAACCACGGGGTTACTGATCCTGGTCATAATCACACTATTACTGATAATGGTCACGGTCACAATATTACTGATAATGGTCACTCTCACAACCTCACATCAAATAGATCGATTAGTCGTTCAGCTGCCAGTGCAGCTGATGGAAGTAGTACGGTTGCTAGGTATGGAAGTGGTGGAGGAGACACCATCGGTGGCACGACAACAAATGGTACTGGCATTTCCATTAATGGCAACGGTACTGGCATCTCAATTAATGGCAACGGTACTGGAATATCTATTCAAAACTCTGGTGGTACTGAATCTCGTCCTCGTAACGTTGCACTTTTAGCTTGTATTAAATTCTAAATATTAAAGATTCATGAATCATATATGAAAATTTTTCATTACCACCCAGATACTAAAATTTTTCTCGGGGAAGACATTGCAGATGAATCACCTTTGGAACCAGGAGTATGGTTGATTCCTGCACATGCAACATCAAAAGTTCCTCCATCAATTACAGACAAAGAGCAACTATTATGGGATGGAGAAGATTGGAAAATTTTTGATATTCAAATATTAGAAAATGAATCCGAATCTAATCCTATTCATACCTTTACAATTGATGAGCAATTTGATTGGGTCAAGAGACAAAGAAAAATAAGTTTTTTTGAAGAATCTGATCCATTATTTTTTCAATGGCAATCTGGAGAATCTGATAAAGAAACTTGGTTATCTAAAAGAGAAGAAATAAGATTACGATATCCATATCCAAAAGATCCCCTACCAGAAAATTATGTTGAGTATAGTGACAACTTAAATACAGATAACTCTTTAGATGAAGAATTATCTTCAAACCTGACAGAGTGATCCTACTCATGATTTATGATACTGTCAATACTTGACATCTGAACTTCTTTGATTTATGATGAATAAGTCTTCACAACTTTGTATCTTTGAGTTGTAGGACCCGTCTAGTGGTGTGGACGGTTCGTTAGGTGGAACACAGGGGGTCTTCGGACCCTTTTTTTCTGCTATGATACTAGAAGTTCAAAAGCAAACCAGATGCCTGTCAACCTAGAAGTTAAAGGTTCTCTTGCCAAATGTCTGGCAACTGAGAATCTTATCATCGAACATAAGAAAGTTCCGACTGCAATGTTTGATGTGGACCGTCGTGTTCTGACTCTCCCTACCTGGGATAAAGCATCTGCGACTGTCTATGACCTTCTGGTGGGTCATGAAGTGGGACACGCATTGTTTACTGATAATATTGACTGGACTGTAGACTATCCAGAAGTTCCTAAGGATTTTGTGAACGTTCTTGAGGATGTTCGTGTAGAACGTCTGATGAAGAAAAAGTATCCTGGTCTTTCTCGCACCTTCTACAATGGTTATAATGAACTGAACACTGATGATTTCTTTTCAACTAAGGAAGAGAACCTGGATGAACTGACTTTCATTGACCGAATCAATCTTTACTACAAGATTGGTGCATTTCATAACATTGCTTTCTCTGATGAAGAGAATGAGTTTCTGACTCGTGCAATTCAGACTGAAACCTTTGATGAAGTCCTGAAACTTTCTCGTGATATTGTTGACTTTGTTCAATACAAACGTCAAAAGGTAGATTCTATGCCCACTGATGGTGGTGGAGATGAGATGTCTGGTCCTGGTGGTGAAGAAGTAGAAACTCCTCAACAGAACTCTTCTTCTGAGGATGGAGAAAATGAAGATGGTCAGAATAAAACTAATCTTCAGCAAGACTCACAGGGTCAATCTCAAAGTGATGAAGAATCTCTTGGGAATGAGATGAGTAAGTCTATGGAAGCACCAGATGGTGGTGGTCTTGGTCAAGAAGCAAGTAATGAGCACAATAAAAGTAATCAGGATGAACTGAAGTCCAAGACATCTCGTTCTTTTGATGAAAAGTCTCAAGACCTTGTGGACAAATATGCTCAGGAGACTCATTATGTGGAACTTCCCAAGATGAATCTTGAGACAATGGTAATTCCTAACGAATTCATTCACCGCAAGGCAAAGGAATACTATGAAAATTCTGGAACTTATTATGCAGAAACATTCAAACTTGCTTGTGGTGAATACAATACCTACAAGAAATCTGCAGAGAAAGAAGTTTCTTATCTGGTAAAGGAGTTTGAATGTAAGAAGTCTGCAGACCAGTATGCTCGTTCTAGCACTGCTCGCACAGGTCTTCTAGACACTTCCAAACTCCATACCTATAAGTTCAACGAAGACCTGTTTAAGAAGGTTTCTGTGGTCCCTGACGGTAAGAATCACGGTCTTATCTTCATTCTCGACTGGTCTGGTTCGATGGGAGATTTCATTCTTGATGCATACAAGCAACTGCTGAATCTGATTTGGTTCTGCCGTAAGGTGAATATTCCTTTCGAGGTTTATGCATTCACTCTGGATTGTAATTCTTATGCGGAACTGCAACCAAATCATCCTCCTGTGTATGACCGAGTTCCTGGTGTTCTTGCACCCGAAAACTCTTTCCGTCTCATGAATTTCTTCACCAGCAAAACAAACAATCGTGTTCTTGATGAACAACTCAAGAACATCTGGTGTGCTTGCTGGTCTTATCAGAAACGCAGTGGTGCTGTTCCTCCTCACCTTGACCTTTCTGGTTCTCCTATTGGTGAAAGTTTGATTGCACTTCACTCTTTGATTCCTGATTTCCAGGCAAAGAATAAACTGCAGAAGGTAAATGTTATCTTCTTGACTGATGGTGAGGGATACCAGAATTCTGTGACTATTGAACGTAAGGGTCGTTATCCCGATTCTCCTTCTTACGTTGGTAACACTAAGCATTCTCGCACTGCAATTCGTGATAGGAAAACTGGTCGTGTGTATGCTGCTCTGGATTATGATAACTTCCCTCGTTATGCCAAGGTTCTTCTTCAAACAGTCAAAGATAAGTTCCCGACTGTAAATGTGATTAACTTCCGTATCACTCCTAGTCGTGATTTTATGACCTGTCATCGTTGGTATGGTGGAGAATCTTCAAACTATGAGAAGATGAAGACGGAGTATCGTAAGAATGGTTGTGTTCAATTCAGTGGCACTGGATTTGACCAATTCAATGTGATTGCTTCATCCTCTCTCGCACAAGATGAAGAGTTCTCTGTTCCTGAGAATGCTACCAAAGCACAAATCAAAACTGCTTTTACTAAAGTTCTTGGTAAGAAAAAGACTAACAAGAAACTTCTGGGTTCCTTCATTAGTCTTGTCTCTTGACCACTTGGGGGAGTGTCCACTAGACGACCCCCCACACCCTTTCTTCTGCTATAATTACGAAGTAATCAACCAAACCGATGCCCACTAAATCTAACATTATGACTGACCAAGCAATCTCCATTCTGAAGGAAAAGTACGGCACCGAGTTTGGTGCTGATGCTGTGAAAGAAGTAGCAGCAGAACTTAAAACTTCTTATGCGACTCTTTCTAAGTATCTAAATCAATATAAGACAGGTCGTGGTAAATGGAATCTGGAGCAAACTGTGCAAGAACTTGAAGAAACTTACAATTCCCCTGCCGTAGAGGGAACTGATACTGTTCCTGGTGTGGCAACTATGAATTCTGTTGTTCAAAATCTCATTCCTAAGAAAGATGCTACCTTCGTCAGCTTTGGTAACTTTTCGGATATTAAGAAAGTTATTCAGTCTGGTCTATTCTATCCTGCTTTCATCACTGGTCTTTCTGGCAACGGAAAAACTTTCGGTGTGGAACAGTCTTGTGCCCAACTTAGTCGGGAACTGATTCGTGTGAACATCACCATCGAAACTGATGAGGATGACCTGATTGGTGGTTTCCGACTTGTGAATGGTGAAACTGTGTGGCACAATGGTCCTGTTGTAGAAGCAATGGAACGTGGTGCAATCCTTCTGCTTGATGAGATTGACCTTGCATCTAACAAGATTATGTGTCTGCAGTCTGTGCTTGAGGGTAAGGGTGTATTCCTCAAGAAAATTGGTAAGCACGTTTCCCCTAAGGCAGGTTTCAATGTGATTGCAACTGCAAACACCAAAGGTAAAGGTTCTGATGATGGACGTTTCATCGGCACGAATGTTCTTAATGAAGCATTCCTAGAACGATTCCCCATCACCTTTGAGCAGGACTATCCTACCATTACTGTTGAGACTAAAATCTTGACCAAAGTGGCAGAATCCCTTAGTATTCCTATGATTGGTGAGCACACTGATTTCGTTAAGCACCTTTGTACTTGGTCTGAGATTATTCGTAAGACCTTTAATGATGGTGGTATTGATGAAGTCATCAGCACCCGTCGTCTTGTTCACATCATGAAGGCATACTCTATCTTTGGTAAGAAAGACAAAGCACTTAAAGTTTGTCTGAATCGTTTTGACGATGAAACCAAATCGACCTTTGTTGAACTTTACGATAAAATTGACGCAGAGTTCAAACAAGCAGAAACTACTGATTGATAGTCAGGTATTTCTTGCATATATAAAACATCCCTTGCATAAAGAATCCTTATGAGCACTATTTTCTTAGAAAAAGACGCAGATTCAATCTACGAAGATTTGGAAGAAAATAAAGGTGAAGATTATGAAGATGACTATAGGGAGGACAAGATGGATCAAATGATTTCTAGATACGGTTACTAAAGGAGTTATTATGATTCAACAAATAGAGGAACTAATTACACTTGAACATCATCAAGAACTGAGGGAGTTTGCAGATTATCTTGGAGTCGATTATGAAGACTACCTGGAGCATCTGCATCCTGATGTGGATTTTGATGATGTTTCTCGTTAATTTCTAATGGAAGAACAATTAGGATGGGTCAGTAAAAATATGGAATGGGCAGTTCTTCCATATGGAAAAAAATTTATGACTATTTACAAAGGACAACAAATTTCTGTACACAATACTGTAGATACTGCCAAGAAATTTATTCAAAAGGAGTCTAAAAAACAATGAATATCTTGAGTATTGATACTATTCATAGAAATGATGATGGTGGAATTTGTGTTGTTGCTGTGATTGAGGATGCAGTTCAAACTCATAGTCAGACTCTATATGATCCTGCTGAACATGGACCTGCACTATGTGAAGCATTCTTTACCCCAGATGATGAGGAAACTATTCCAGATAATGATTGTGAGTTAATTAATTATCTGGAAGAACTTGATTTAAATTGGGAATTGGTAGATAATGAAGACTATTACTTTGATTGATTTATGATTAGAGCACTTATTACTGGTGGTGCAGGTTTTATTGCCCACCACTTGGTTGGAAAAATTCTTAAAGAAACTGATTGGGAAGTTGTAACTCTAGATCGTCTGGATTACAGTGGAAATCTAAATAGACTGAATGATATTCTTCAAACATTCTCTGTTGAAGATAGAAAGAGAGTGAAAGTAGTATTTCATGATCTGAAAGCAGAAGTCAATCCACTAATTAAATCAGAAATTGGAGAAGTAGATTATGTTCTACACCTTGCTGCTGGCTCTCATGTTGATAGAAGTATTGAATATCCTATGGAGTTTGTTCTCGACAATGTAGTTGGGACATGTAATATTCTTGAGTTTGCAAGAACTCAAAAGAACTTAAAGAGATTCATTTATTTCAGCACTGATGAAGTATTTGGTCCTGCCCCTAATGGAATCAAGTACAAGGAGAATGATAGATACAATTCTACCAATCCTTATAGTGCATCAAAAGCAGGTGGTGAAGAACTTGCGGTAGCATATGAAAACACTTATGGATTGCCTGTTTACATCACTCACACAATGAATGTGTTTGGTGAAAGGCAGCATCCAGAAAAGTACGTTCCTATGTGTATTACGAAGATTAGGGATGGTGAAACTGTCACAATTCACAGTGATGCAACCAAAACTATTCCTGGATCTAGACACTATATTCATGCAGAAGATGTGGCAGATGCTATTCTATTTTTGGCAAGCAAGAAGTTCGTTGAAACTACCTATGGTGGTGCAAAGTGTCCTAAGTTTAATATTGTAGGTTCTGAAGAACTTAACAACCTTGAACTTGCTCAGATTATTGCAGAGGCACAAGGAAAGGAACTTAAGTATGAACTTGTAGATTTCCATTCTTCAAGACCTGGGCATGATCTTAGGTATGCTCTTGATGGTTCTAAAATGAAAGAACTTGGATGGGAACCATCAAAGTCTGTAAGAGAAAGAATTGCAGATGTTACAAATTGGACACTTGAAAATGATAATTGGATTAAAATTTGATAGATAGATAGAGTAGATTTGGATAGCATATGATACCTCTAATGTTTTCCACAGTAATTACTTGCTCACAAGCAATCTCTATTTTGAATAGAGTTACATCTGTTGTTGGACTTACCAATACTCAAAAAGCAGAAATAATTATGCAGTTGAAAACATTAGTTCCCACCTGTCCAGTTACTATCAAAAAAGATGAACCTAAGAAAAAATAAAGCAATAGATCTCATGATAGAAGATCTACACACTTCTCATCATGAGATTAGGATTAGAGCAAAAAATGAAGGGTGTGAATCTGATCTAGATATAATCAAGCAACAATTATTGGATTATCTTAATTTTCTGAGGAAAAATCCATGATGTATTACTACTCATTGTTTACCATATTTGCTATTATCTTAACAATGATGGTAATAGACCAAAATATTGGAGACTATTTGATTTTACTTATAAAAACATTTAAATTAAATATAGAAAGAATGTTCTGGATGATTAGATTTCATCCTGCCATTCTTTCCTCTCCTATAGGCAAATGGTGGATGATGAGGAAGTACATGAGGACAGTAAAGGAACTGTCACAGGAACTCTCCCAGGAGCAAGATGAGGTGCTATAATAAAGATTATAGACAAACACTTACAACAAGAGGAGAAATCTAATTAATGGCAATTAAGAAACAATCAAATGTTCAAGAGTTTCCTTATGACCAGTTCCCATTTAAAGTTGTACATAAAGATGGTAAAGAACTAAAAGATACAAAAACTTGCTATTTTCAAAATCAAGCTCATGTAGATAAATATATTCTAAAATGTAAATTTAAACAAAAAGACTACCAACTATTCATTAAACCTGGAACAAATGTGGAGACTGTGGGCACTAGCACTAGGAGAAAAAGCACACAAAAAAAATCAAGTAGCAGACAAAGTAGCAGTAATTAGGACTATTATCTTTGCCACATATCTTATCACCAATATATTCATATGTGCTGGTGTGATTAGACATTGGAATGATTCTCAAGATATTTACATTCAAATAAATGACAAATCCTTACCACGTATTTGATTATACAACTCCTTGGTTTGAGTGGTTGTCATATTGTGAATGTTGTGCTAGTCTGAATGTGCAACCATCTCTAGGTAGTTGGTTGAGATACAATGCTTACTTTAAACTTTACGGTATAAAAAAATGAGCAGAACTTACAGAGATCTTGATGGTATGCACAAATATGCATATCGTTATCCCAAAACTGAAAATGAAAGAAAGCAACTTGAAGGTGTTCTTCATGACGAAGAACTGTTTGAATTTCCTGTTTCAAAAGTAAATCATATGAAAGCAAGAGAGCATAGTTTGCCATCTTGTTGGGATGATAAAGTTGTTAGTGGATACTATCAACAGGACTACAAAGTAAGTTAATGGAATATGGAGACATACTCTCATACATTGAACTGTTAGAACAAAGAATACATATTCTTGAGCAGGAAAATGTGGGAACCACAAACCTTCTTTATGAATTTGAAAATAGATTAGAGGCATTAGAAAATGAATTCAGAAATTGAAGATTCTCTTAAAGTTGAAGAAAATGAAGATGGGACATTTGCAGTCTCCTGGGATCAAAATGATCCAAAATGGTCTTTTCTCAATACTAAAACTGAGGCAGAAATTAATGAGTGGTTTAATGATGCAATTCGTAAGTTATGTGAAGAGTATGACTCTAAGTGGACTATTCCAGTAGAAGAGGATCCTATTACTGGTGAACTGTATATTACATTTCCACCTGAAGCAATTCAAAAAACGGGTTGGAAAGATGATGACACTCTAGAGTGGATTGATAATAAAGATGGTTCTTTTACTTTGAGGAAAGTATGAGAACCATTCAAACTTGTGGAACATATAATGGAGAATATTATTCAGTTGTGGTAGCAATTGGTGATGCCCATGCAGTAACTCTAGATGGACTTTCCCATGAGGATATGTTACAGTTAAAATCTTGTATTGATTGTATGCTTTTGGAGGATGAAGATGACATCGGAACAACAACCTAATGAACTTGGTAAAGCATTAAAAGAGTGGTGGAATTCTGATGCTTGTAAGAAACTTCAGAAAGCAAATGAAGAGGCAAAACAACGAGCAGTAGGAAAGTATTTTATGCTTTCTGAAGAGGACAAACTGGATATGGTTCAGGCAATCTGTACTATTATGTGTAATGCTGAAAGGGAAGGAACCAGTCATCGTGGTCTAATGGATGAACTAGGAATTTATCCTGCTGGTTTTTGGATTGATAATTTGATGGATGTTCATAATGCCCTTTGGTCTTATTGTCACGATCAAAAACGAGAAAGGGAACTTCAAGATGATCTTGACTCGTTAGAAAAGTTTACAGAAATCTGAAGAGATTGTTAAGGAAACTCCATATTCCTAGATAATGTGTTAGAATACTGACATAATATTGGAGAACTTTTTAATGAGTTTGAGTAAAGAAGAATTTAAAGAAATGGACGATCTGCGTAAGGCAATATCCGACAATCCAGCATACGTACACCCAGAAAAGCAAGAAAGATTTACTGAACTGTTTGTTAGGTCTCTTTCTTATGTTAATTCTCCTACCTCTGATAAATAATCAGAGGTATTTTTGTGTCTATATGCTTGACGAAGCAAAGAAAAGGGAGAAAGTTGCTAATGCGTTTTTAGCAGCAACAATGGCAGCTTCTGCTGCCCAATCACCAAAGGATTTTGTAAGAACAGGACATATTGAATCTCCTGGAACTGCCTTGATGCAAATGTGGGCAGAGAAAAGAGGTGAAGCAGAAAGAAACTTAGATAGTGGCAGAGTAAGTCATCCTGCAAGAAATCGTAAGAAAAAGACCTTTGAAGAGTTTGTTTCTGAAACATATCTTCTTGAGCAGTCAAGAGAAGATGCGGAGAAAAAAAGATTAGCAAAACCTAATCCAGATGAGTGGAGAGTTAGAAATGTTGGTGGTGGAAAGTGGACCACTAAAAGAAAAGAATCCTTATCAGGACAAGGAACCAGAAGAAGACAAAGACTGAAAGGAATGTCCTATAAGGAAATTCTTGCATTTGCAAAAAGAAACTTAAAATCAAAACCAGCAGAACTTGCAAAAGTAGCACAAGGAATTGAAAAAACAACAAAAACCGCACAAACTAGAGAAGCAAGAAGTAAGACAAAAACAACTGGAACAAAACACGTTGTAGACCACAATCAACCACAGCAAGATAAGAGAAGACCAGAGAATAGAGAAAGATTTGAAAAAGTTGCTCCTGGTGATGTGTCCTCAAATCGCAGGGTGGTATCTGAACCAGAAAACCTAGTAAAGGGTTCTAAACCACCCAAGAAGGGAGAACCTGGATATGGAACTACTAGGTCTGGTGCTATTAGAAAGTTAGTAAAGAAAGCAGAAGAATCAAATAAATAAAAGAAAACCATAAGTATATGAAAACCTTCAAAGAATTCCTAGAAGAAGCATATCTCGTTGAGATGCGTAAAGAAGATAAAGTTGCTGGAAAGAAGAAGACTCCTCTTTATCTAACTAAGAAATATACTACTGTTCAAAGAGCACCAGAGGGTAGTGGCAGAAAGTGGGAAACTAAAAAAACTGAGAAAAAGCAAATCAATCCTACTGCTTCACTTGGAAGATTTAAGCAAGGTAAAACAGGTGGTGCCCCAGCAATTCAGGCAGGAGGAACTCATGGAGGACCTACAATGGGATTCAAACCACACACTCACGGTGAAGGTGGTTCTGGAAGAGGAGTGAAGAAGGAGAGAGGTGCAAAGACTGCACCAAAACCAGGAACAACTGCAACTGATAGAGTACAAGCAAAACGTAAAACAGAAGATTCCTGGAGAGGTCAGTATGGTGGTAGATATTCCCTCTGGGGGGCAAAATAAACCCTCTTAATCGGATCTTTTATAAATAACTAAAAATACAAAAAACCATGGACGGACAAACACTTCGCAATCTTAAGGAAGCATATTTGGAAATGTATTCTCTTAATGAGGAAACTGAAGTTTCTGAGGAGAGAGCACCTGGAGTAAAACCATATCGTGCAAATCCAACTCAGGCAGAAGTCAGAGCAAATCAGAAAGCAGCAGAAAAGAAAAAAGCAGAAGCTGGTAAAGATAAACCAGGATATGGTCCTGAAGAAAAGTTCAAGAGTGATTGGAAACTCAGAGCAACACCAAGTTCTGTTAGCAAAAGAAAAACTGGAGAAACAGAAACAGTTTCCCAAAGAATGGACAGAGAAAAGCCTTATGGCAAGAGAATGACTGGTCAAATGGCAAGAGAGTATGGAAGCCGTCATGCTGCTGAAGTAACTCGTGTCGTAAAAGGTGCAGGTGAACCTCAATCAGTTACATATCCAAGAATGAAGTCGAAACCATCGAAGGAAATTGTTCGTAAGGAATCATATGACATTTATGATTTGATTCTTTCTCACTTACTTGATGAAGGATATGCCGAAACACCAGAAGCAGCAGAAGCAATTATGGTGAATATGAGTGAAGATTGGAAGAATTCCATTCTTGGTTGATAAATCTTTTCAACTCTTTATTGGACTCCTCAAGGGGTCCTTTTTTTATGCTGAGGACAATTTTTGAACCGTCCCTGACCCTTGCCAGGACCCCTGACCCCATGCTATGATTACTAGGTAATCAAATGGATGGGGCAAATGGAGGTTCTTGAGATCACCAATTCTTCTGCAATTGCAAAGATTTCTTTTGACTATGATGAGAACCAAGTAGGTATTGCATATACTTACAAACCAGAACAAGTTTATCTTTTTAAGTGTGATGACTTGACTTTGGTGAAAGATCAGGTTAAAGTTACTGAGAGTGTTGGGAAACTTGTTTCACAATTTCGCAAAGATGGCACTCTGATTTCCATTTGACAAAGAGTTCCAAGTCCTCTATAATTGACTTGGATTTATGTGCCAGTCAGAACAGGTGTTCAGAGTCGCCTTATAAGCGATTTGCCCCAGATTAGGGCCTTTGGGAGGGTTCGATACCCTCGGCTGGTATTGCTATTCGTTATTTGCGAATAGCAAATGCTCGTTTAGCAATCTGGTTGAAGGGACCGATCTCATAAATCGGCAGAGGTCAGTTCAATCCTGACAACGAGCACTTGACAATCTGAGGTTGATGCCTTATGATTGTCTTATAGGGCGGGTAGTCCAACTGGCAGGAGACACCAAACTTAAAATTTGTACAGTGCGGGTTCGAATCCCGCTCCGCCTATAAACAGTAAACCCATATAAATAAATGTAGATATGTGTTTACTTATGAAATTTAAATATACGGAAGAACAGTTACGTTCTGCAATAGAATCTTCTGGAAGCATTCGTCAAGTTCTTTCTAAACTTGGATTGAAAGAAGCAGGAGGAAATTACGAGACTATCAAAAGAAGAATTTCTAAATTAAATATTAATACTTCACATTTTCACGGACAGGCACATTTGAAGGGAAAAACTCACGATTATACCAAAAAACCAATTGAATTCTACTTGACTGAAAATTCTCATCATCAATCATATAAACTAAAATATCGTCTAATTTCCGAAGGCATTAAAGAACACAAATGTGAATGTTGTGGAATAACTGAGTGGATGGGAAGACAAACCCCCATTGAACTTGACCACATTAACGGTAATCATTATGATAATCGTTTACCGAATCTTCGTTTATTATGCCCTAACTGCCACGCTCAAACTGAAACTTACCGAGGAAAAAACAAAAAATGATTGATCAATTTATTGCTGACCTTAAATCTATTCCTAAAGAGGAATATAGAAAGTTTTTTATACATGCTAAAAAAGTGGCAATGGCATATCCTTTAAATTGGGGAATTGATTGCTTTGCAAGAGGAGAAACAGTCGAATGGGCATTTATTAAAAAGTTTTCACAATTTATTGATATTGAGGCTGTAGTAAAAAATCATATGACTGATCCAGATGGTTTATATAAAAAATCATATCTTTTTGATCTAAAATTGAGCAAAGAATCACTTTTACCTCAAAAAACAAATCCAAATCTAGTTTATAGTCATGTATGGGATTTTAAAAAAACTCAAACTGGAGTCGATGAGTTTGTAACAAAATCACAATTTTATCTTTTGCTCGATGCATATACATATAGGGCTGCGGTTCTAGATGCAGAGGTTATTAAATCTAAAGATATGGGTAAAAATTCAGCAAGAATTACGTTTCCAGTTAAAACAAAAGATATTACAATGGTCTATGACGGTATAAACGATGTAGAAGAAGTTAATGTAGAATCTAAATCTGATGATTTAAAAGAGATGATTTGGGAGTCCGTATAAATGAAACAATTTCCGTTAAAGACTTGCTTGCGTTACCCTGGAGGTAAGAGTAAAGCACTTAAGACTCTTGCCCCTTGGTTTCCTAGTGATTTCAAGGAGTTTAGAGAACCCTTCCTTGGTGGTGGTAGCATTTCTTTAATGGTTTCCCAAAATTATCCAAGTCTTCCAATTTGGGTAAATGACAAGTATTATTACTTGTATAACTTTTGGATTCAATTGAGGGATAATGGTCAAAAGTTATCAGAATCCCTCAGAGACATTAAACTTGGAATAAATGGTGATGATGATGCTCACCGTCGTCTTTTCGATTTGTATGCTGGTTGCATTCAAGACTTGATTCCATTTGAACAAGCAATTGCATTCTTTGTCATGAATAAGTGTTCTTATTCAGGATTGACTGAGAATTCTACATTTTCTGTTCAGGCATCAAGATCTAATTTTTCTTTAGTTGGCATCAGTAAACTTCCATACTATTCTCATATCATTAAGAATTGGAAGATTACTAACATTGATTATGCTGAAGTAATGAATGCTCCTGGTGAAGAAGTATTTGTTTTTCTTGATCCTCCTTATGATATTAAGGATTTCCTTTATGGTACAGGAAGAAAACTTCACTCATCATTCTCTCACGAAAGATTTGCAGATGATGTTGATTCCTGTCCACATCGATTTATGATTACCTACAATGTAAATGATTGGTTGCTGAATCGGTATAAGGAGTATAATCTAGACGAATGGAAGTTGAGATATTCAATGGTTCATCGTGGAGAGAAAGGAACTCAGGATAACGTTAAAACTGAATTACTGATTACTAATTATAAAATAAATTCTGTTGTGTAACAGACACTTGACATTCAATTGAATGTCATATATACTAAGATAGAGGTTAAGTCCCTGTTACATCCTTATGAGGTGTATCACACTTAATCCATCAAATGGAAGGTTGACCGAGTGGTTGATGGTGGTAGTCTTGAAAACTACTGAGGATAAAACCTCCTAGGGTTCGAATCCCTAACCTTCCTTTGGTAGTTTCTACCAACCTTACTGAAATTGTTTCTGATGCCTGTGGGGAGTTAGTAACAAAGTCAGTATTGTATCACCGTTTATGGAGTTGTACGTTAACAACTCCCCGAGGGAGCATAGCTCAGCGGTAGCAGCGTCTGCTTTACACGCAGAATGTCGGGGGTTCGAATCCCCCTGCTCCCACCTTCCGAATGTCGCCTAACTTGGTCATGGCACCTGCTTTGGGAGCAGGAATAATCTCAGTTCAAATCTGAGCATTCGGACTTGGAGAATAAATATCTCCAAATACTTCTACAATTATTATGTCTCTGATTTCTCAAAAAGACCGAACACTTGCAATTGAAGCAATTGATTTTTATCTCTTCAATAAACAATTTGATTTTACTGAAGAAAAAAGAATGGAACTCAATGCACTTTTGAATTGGATCAAAATCGAGTATAATAAAAATGAAAATTAATCTCTGGTATTGTAAAGATATGAGTCAATGGAGGTGGTCATTAACTGACGACTCACGACCCATATGTAAACAAGAAACTGGTCAACGTCCAGATCTTAGAGATGCAATGAATGACATTGCAAATACTGTTGAATATTTGATGAATACTTGACATTCTTATTCCGAGTATCCCGCAAGGTGCGGGAGCAAGCTGTTAACTTGTTATAGGTCAGTTCGATTCCTAGACAGAGGAAATGAAAGTAAGAACTGCGATTGTATCAAGAATTCTGCTTTCATTATGTCGATGTGGCGGAATTGGTATACGCGCTGGGTTTAGGTTCCAGTGGAGCAATCCATGAAGGTTCAAGTCCTTTCATCGACATTTGGGGTCATAGCTCAATTGGTAGAGCACTTGATTTGCATTCAAGAGGTTTCGAGTTCGAGACTCCATTTTTAGTCTTGTGACAGTGCAGGAACTGTCACAAGACTCTCCCATTCTGGCATTGCTCGTGGTAGAATTACTAGGTAATCAAAGACTCAAATGGTCAAAACCAAACGTAAGATTGTTTCTGTTGAACCTATCACTGATATTGCAAAGAATCGATTTGATCTTTATATGAATGGACTTCATAGTTGTTATGTTGATGATGAAAATGATTATAGTATGTACCTCACATCAATTAACAAAAAGTACAAATTTAATATGAGCAAAATTGGAGATCTGAATTGGAGGGTTGTAAAGTGAAAGAAAAATTTATTAGTTTAAGTTTGAATGAGATTCATTCTTTGATGACTGCACTTCAATTTTTGAGTGTCAAAGAGCAATCATTGATTGAAGATACTGAACAAGTAAAACTTCCAGCACTTTACAATAAACTTGTGAGTATTGCTGGTGACATTTATTGCAATTAGAACTATGAATGACAACACACATCCAACGCACGAAGAAATGCTTGAAGAAGCAGAACGTCGTGAGAAGAGTAATCGTGTTCTTCAACGATATAATGACTACTACAATATGGAATGTGCTGGACTTCCTCACGGAACACCTATCACCCCAGAACATCAACAGATTATTGCGATGGAAAGTATGATTGATGCCATTCGTTGTGAATATCTTAATCGGGAGTATAATCATATTGCGATCTCTGATATTGAGGACTTGATTGAACGACTTGATGAACAAGCAACTGCATTTCTTGAAAGGGTGAGGAAACTGAAAAATGACTGAAGACATACAACAACCAAATGGAGACTTTCTGAAGAACTATCCAGATGTTACCCGTGTTGAAGTTATTACTAATAATGGCAGAGAGTTTGTTCAATATGAATGCTCTAATGTTCAGGTAAGTCTTCAAGATGACGGACAAACAATTAAAGTATTTCTATTTTCCACTTATGACTGATAAACCTTTTTATCGTTTCTTTGCGATTGATTATCTTGCCACAGGTGAGGGTAGATCTTATTGGTTGATGATTTGCCGTAACTATCAGAAAATTGATGATAGAGACCGTGAATATGAAAAGTTCGTAAAGTTTGTTGATTGCGATCATTATATGCACGGATTTGAGGAACTTACAGAGAGGGAGTTTCTGGACAAATACACAAGGTTCATTCCTTACTTTGTTGCAGAAATGATGCAACGAAGAGATCAACCTATGTTTACTTGGCAAACTCATTTACACTTCAATTACTCATAATGGAAGTCACTGAACACAATGTTGATGCAGATTGGAAACATTCTGAGATTGAAGCATTGATGTCCCTTGTGAAGGGTGAAATGATTAAGCAAGATAATGATAAGTTCACACAGATGTTTTATGCTAAAATCTATGGCAAACTGATGGGAATGAAACACGATGCGATTTGAAACTCAATCAAAATGGCAAGATTTCCTTGATGGATTTCGTAATGTCCTGTATATTCTTGACTGTTATAATGACGGTGATGAATGGGGTTATGGTGAATTTTGGGAATCATTAAGTATTGGTTGGTTTCAAGAATACATCTATCCTTATGATGACCCCTACAATCTAACTATCAGTCCAGAACGTAAGTTGAGATTAGGACAAGAACCAGAAAGGATTATTGTATCCGCAGAAGCATATGATGAACTTGTGCGACTAATCAATGAACCACCAGACCCTGCTGTGGTGGAAAGAATTAAAGAACTTATGAATCGTAAAGCACCTTGGGATGAAGAAACTACCTGATAAGAAAGAACTTGATATTATGTGGACTGTTGCCACATCATCCGCAATTGAAAGTGGCACAAGACCCCACATTATCTTTGCCAGAATGCTGTATAATGACATTATGGACATCAAACCACCAGTAGGACTTTGTGATGAGAAAGGTAATCGTCAAACCTAAATCCAGCAAGGCAAAGAACCGACTTTTCAATATGATGGACAACAATCCTGTTTGTATTGTAGAACAGGACAGTGGTGGTGAGTTATTCCTTGCTTCTGAAAATCGCAAGTACTTCTTCTGGGTTAGTACTCGTACTGGTACTAACCGTTTTGGTGACAAATCTGACGCACATTGGGAGGTTATTGAATGAGTTTTTCTAAGACTGTTTCTGTTTTTGCTGCTCTTGCAAGTATCTTTGCTGCTGGTGCTGCTGGTTGGAAACTTGCAGATTCTCAAAAAGAAGTTCCTTTGAATCCACTTGATCAAAAGGTTATGGAACTGGAAAGGAAACTCGAAGAAGTACAAGAACCACAAGTTGCTCCTGAACCAGTAAAACTTCCACAACCTACTGTTATTGTTCAACAAACACCGCAACTTCCTGTTCTACCACCTCCACCTGTAATTACTACTGAGGTAACACCATGACCTACGATAAACTCTACGAGCACATTCTCAACTACATTGCTCAACCGCTGGATGATAAACGTAAAGCATGTTTGATTCTGGGTGCATTTATGGAGTTTAACCTTGATTGTCTTGATGAAGGTGTAGACCCTCGCACACTTGATATTACTGGTTTTGTGAATGAAAAACTTGATGAGTTGGAGTGTAAATGAGGTTCCGTGATATTGAGTTCCGTTGGAACACCTATAACAAAAAGAATGAACTCGTCAAGTGGTATAAAACAAAAGTAGATGGATGTGAGGAGAGGAATTATTGTTATGTGATTGCTTTCTTTGATAAAGACAAAGAGGGTTATGATATGAGAACTGTGGGTGATAGGTTCTTTGAGGATAAAGATGCCTGGGTTGTGGGTAAGTTTGCTCTGGGATTTCTAAATGAAATCTTTGAGATTGAAAGGATTGAAGAAGAATTGAAATGAATAAGGACGCATACTACGACTGGATTGATGAAAACGACACATATCCAAAACATTCACATAAGTGGATAGTGGGACTTTATACTCCTGATGGTGGTAGATTTGATATGCTACACCGATACTTTGGAACATTTGATACAAGAGAAGAAGCAAAGGTATTCGCAGCAGATTATAAGGACAAATACACAAAACCAGGATTTATTTCCAGAACCAAAATCTTTCCCCTCTGTGAGGTAGTAAAGGACACTTGACAAACTGGCACAGGGCATCTCCACAGGTGCCCTTTTTCGTTGTATAATGACTTCATACACATCAAACCGATGACTGATTTTCTTAAACTTCATAAACTCTGTATTCTTGAGTTGCTGATTGCTCTTGATGAGGATGTAGTAGATTGGAGGAACTATCCTAAACTTTGGGAAGCAGTTAAACTTGCCGACAAAACTCTTGACATTTGGGCAGGAGACAATCTCAAACAGATGAAAGCAAAACTTGAAGAGGAACTGAAATGACTAAAATCCAACTCAAAGCAATCACAGTTACATACACCCGAACTCTCACAGTTGCTCCCACAACTGAAATGTTTGAGGACTGGGAAGATTATCCAGACCAAGAAGCATTTGAGAGTTTAGTGCTTAATGAATTGTTTGATAAAATCCATTATGAGATGGGAGGACCTGCAAATCCTATGCCTTATACTAATGTAGAACAGTTTGAAACTGTTGAGATTGACTGGGAGGGTGATGAAGAGGAGGATGAAGAATGATTGAAGCAATTGAAGTCGCACTTTATCATGGAAACATTCTCTGTGCCTTTTCTACCCGTGATGAGTGTAAAACCTTCATCAAAGAAAAACACCCTGATATTGACCCATTTGATATTCAACTAAAAACTCAATACATTAGTGATTACAAACCTTCTGGATACTTTGACCGATGACTAACAC